CGGCGACCTGCGCCTCACTCATCTTCTGCAGCGCGGCGACGGCGTCCTTGTCCTTTGCCTTCTTGGCGCGACGGACAGCTTCCTCCCGCAGTTCAAGCGGGCGGCTGGCCCACCAGTTCTTGACGACGTTCCAGTCGCGATCAAACTGCCCGCCGACAGCCAGCGCGTCGGCCTTGAGCTGCTCCAGCCAGAAGTGCCCGCTCTCGTGCAGGAAGGTTGTCGGGTCAGCCTTCTCGAATATCTGGAGCAGGTTGACCGGGTTGCCTTCCTGATCCGTGATCAGGTCTGAGGGGGTGAACGCTCCTCGGGCGGCTTGCTGGCCTGCGGCCTGCTGCTCTAGCTCAGGCCGTCCAAGATCTCCTGCACGTCCGGGTCGTAGGGCTTCTTCACCCCGCTCAGCAACAGATAGTTTTCCTGCGTAAGTGGCGTTCCCATCCGCTGCATCGCTCGTATCACCGGGTCGGATGTCAGCCCAGAAGGGGGCACCGACGCCGCCTGCGAGGGTTTCGATTTGGTTTCGCGCTTCGTCTTCGGTGATTGTGCCATCGGTATACTCCTGCCAAACAGCATCTATCTTACTGATGTTTGCTTTGGTTTTAAAGGTGTCTGTAAACAGGGTGCGGACGGCTTCCCATGTGATGGATTGCATCTGGCGGGCTAAGACACCCCGTTCTTCCGCCGCCCTCCGGTACGCCTCGGCGTGTATGGCATAAGTACCTACAGCCCCTAGCGGAGCGGACTTAGGAGGGCCACTCAGGTTCTGTGAAACCGCCAGCGCGGAGCCTCCTAGCGGGCGCAACTGTGCCGCAGCAACCGCGTGGGTATCGATAGTAACGTCGCCGTGCGGATTATTTGGAGCCAGTATATTATTGTAGAAATTGCGTACTTTGTGCTGAGAGCCCAAGGATGCGGAGATATTTTCTGGAGACGGGTCTCTGAGTATCGATACCGCCTTAGATATATCGCGCAGGCCGCCCCACCGCCGGGCTTTTTTACTGCCGTTGGCGTTAGTTGGTGATTCAGTTAGCCCGCCCTCTGGGGTGATTCCGGTGTACCACCGGCTGTTGTTGGTCTCATCGTACACCCGTATCCACGCGGCCTGAAAATAATCACCCTCGGGCGTGCCGTCTCCAAGCTCGGCAAGGGTCTTGCCTTCAATCTGCGCCCGCAGATCGGCGTAGCCTTTGACGTTTCCTTTTTTGTCTAGTACCGGGTCGCCGTTTTTATCCGTGATAACTTCGGGGAAGATACGGTCCATCGTGGCCTGCATCTCGGTATCCCACGAGATATCTTGGCCGTACAAGAACGTATCGATGACCCGCTCGCCAAGGCTTACATTGGTGAACCAATCCATCTGCGGGGATAGTGCCGCCAGCACCCCGGCAATCTGATTGTCCTCAATTCCGTATCGCTGCATCCACGCTTCAGTTATACGGCGGGCACCGTCGTACCACTGCGAGCCTCGCTCTCTGTATTCGTCCCCGTAGGTGTCGTGCAGCCACAAAAGGTTACGCTTTACTTCTTCTATGTACCGCTCGACGCTCTCGCCGTCCGTTTCGTTTTCGTCTGCGCGAAAATTAGGATAGCTATCAATAGCCGCTCGCATTTTTGCCATATACACGACATCATCTCGAATAGTGTCGAGACCAATAGTCGGCTTGTCCTCTCCAGTGTCTTGCGTGGGCTGCCGAGTAGCAATACGGCGCGGGTGGTCGCCACTTTCTTCGAGCAGGCTATCTTGGAATAGACTAACTTGCTGTTCAAGGGGATCCATATATTCAGCAGCCAAGCGGTCATAAGTGCTTTCCAACCTGCGGGCACCCGCCTCAGTAAGACCACCCGTAGGGGCTAGCGGGTTTTCACGCCGGAATAAATATTGCAGCTCAGATCCGATACCCTTACCCTGCATCTCCTCTACGACTGCAAGCTCGGTTCCGTTCTCGCGTCCTTGGATGTAGCCGACAACGTCCTGCTCACCTAGATCGGCGTTGTATGCCGTCGCGTAGTAATCCCCATTGGGGCCTCTGTGTAGAATGACGTCATCCAGCTCGCCGACAACCTCGGCGTCTTTTGGGAGCATTCCATACATATCTCCCATACGAAGATTGGGGCGATCCTCTGCCGGTATCGTGCGACCTTCAGGATCTACGAGCTTTCGGTACGCCTCGAAGCCCCCCTTCTGCTCCAGCGTGCCTGTGGGCTGGACGCTGGCGCGTCCGGCATCCACCGCACCTTGGGACGCCTCGGATATTGCGTCTAGGGCCTCTCCGTTACGCTCCAGCAGCGCCATCCGATCAAGCACATCTTGATCCCAGACAACGAAGTTTCTGGTGCCGTCGTCTTTGCCACGGCTTCTGGCGTCTTTATATCGAAGACCCGGTACGCCTGCTGAGCGCATAGCGTCCACCGCCTCCTGCTCACCGAGCTGCTGGCGCATGCGGAACCAAACGTCACCGCCGGCCATCTTGTCAGGATTATCGGGCATGAAGCCCAATTTCGTGATTGCGTCCTGCACGACCTTCGGCTGCGAGCTGATCGGAGCGTCGTAGTCTAGGAGGTTCGCTGCGTCGGCGTCGGGGAGGTCTAGCTTGTAGAGGGTGCCTGCGCTGACTTTAATGCGGTCTTTATATTTATTGGCAAGGGCCAAAGATCTTTCGTAGCTTCCTTTGAGCAGAGCAGATATTTCATCCGTGCTCTCCGAGAGGCTGTCTAGCTCAGACGTGAGTTTTTTAATAACGCCGTCCAAGCTCAAATCTGCGCCGACGGGTTGATTTCTCAGAGTATCTATGATTTCAGCAAGCTCAGATGCTTCACCTTCTGTGACATTAAAGTCTTGCGCGAGTTTTTCCGGATCAATAGATATCGGCATTTGCTGGCCGTCCAGCTCGTATACGCGCCGATCCCCGCTTACTGCATCCCGATATTGAAGACCCAGAGACTCTGCCTCGGCTGAATAAAAGCCTCGACCATACATCTGAGCGCCTTCACCACTCCCCATTTTATCGAGACGTGGGCGTCCGTGCGGAAACCCCGGCTCGGGGGCAAACCTATAAGGTGTACCGTGAAAGACAGTCTGCTCCAGCGTGCCTGTGGGCTGGACGCGGGCGCGGCCGGTGATCTGCAGGTTGTCCTCGTCGAACAAAGCGCGGGCGTCCACCGGCTGGCCGGTCTCCTCCGTCCTGCGGATAGCCCGTGTCGCGTAACGCTGAGCCGTCAGCATGCCGAACAGACGGCTCTTGTTGGTGTCGTACTTGCCGGTGGCTTCGAGCTGAGCGGCTACCTGATCCTGAATGGACCCCATGTCCGCGGCGAGCTTGCTCAACGATGCGTCGTCCAGACCGGGCGCGAGGCGCGCTCTGGCGCGCTCCTCGATCTGCTGCTCGATCTGGTCCCCGATACCGTCGGCCTCGTACTTAGCCGCCTCATTCGGGGTCATGCCGTTAAGGTCGAACGCTGTGTGCTCGATCAGCGCGTCGAAGCCGTCCTTGCCGAGGATGTGGCGCACAAACGCCGAGGCAGTCACCTCGACAAAGTCGCCCTCGGCTGCGGCCCTCCGCACGTCGGCGCGGTCCAGTCCCAAGGTTTGCGCTACGTTGCCGTCCTGATCGAAGCGTTCCAGCTCGCTCGCCACGATGTAAGCGGTCTCGATGCCCTCGTCGGCCAGCTTCTCGCCGAGCACGCTGGCCGCCGTGTCCAGCTTGACTACATCGATTCCGGCTATCTGGCCCTTCAATTCGGTCACGCCCTGCAGCCACGCGGTGGCCTTGCGGGCGTCATTCCTGCGTTTTATATCTCCAGCACCGGCCACATAAAGGTCAACCCCGACAGAGATCGGGTTCATGCCGAATACGGCTTCGGCAAGTGCCTCCTTCACATTAACCTTGCCTATGGTGACGAGGCCGGCGGCCGCCTCGAACAGGCCATCCATAGTGCCACTGACGAGCGTCCGCTCGGCCATCATGCCGGTCAACGACATCGATTTGATAAACGTGCCGCCGCGAAAGTAGCCAAGAGTAGCTAGCTGCCCCCCAGCAATCACTAAACCGCGTTTTGTTCCGTAATTATTAAACAGGCGCTGGGCGTCGAGATTGTTCAGAAAAGCGGCCTGTCCCTCAGTGGTGTTCAGGTCGATGCCCGTCTTTTCCTTGATAAACTTTGTTCTCTGGTCGTCTACGTTAAACTTTTCTGAAAAGAACGTACCGAGGGTACTGACGGTTATGCCAGCGATTGGCCCGCCAACAGCGGTGGCGGCGGCGCTGGCGGCAAGCACCGGGGCCTGCTCGGCCAGTATCTCAGTGCTGGCAGCGGAGAAGGCCAAGGGGTTTTCGACAATAAGCTGCAGGAAGCCAGGGGCGGCGTCTATAAAATTGTTTGGCAGCTCGTTGTACTTCCGCATAAACCCTTCAGTGACGCGGCTTTGAGGCAGGCGAGCCCGCGCCCGATTTAATCTTTCAAACGCGTCCTTTAGCTGGGCGTACGCCTGCTGCTCCAAGGCCGCCGCAGCTTTCTCGTTGTAGCCGCCTGACCTGTAAACATCCAGAATGGCTGACGCTCCGGCCCCCGCACCTATGAGTAAATCAATAGGGTTAGGTATGAGCGTTATGTCTCGCTGGGCAGTGCCTTCCGCGCCAAAGACTTTTTCGTCAAATACGTCCGAAAAAGTCTGCCACGCGTCTCCTCTGGCGTAGCCGGCCCGCGCCTTTAGCGATTGGGCAAACGAGATCAGCAGCCCGTATTTGAGGGTCGTGATTCCTCGCTCTAATGCGTTGGTGAAGCCGGTGAGAAACCCGCGATTCTGCTGGGCAACAATAGCCTCCGGCGTCCTTGTCTCAGGAGGGGCCATCATGCGCATCATGGTATTAACCGCGCCTTCGGCCGCCAGCATGATCGGTATATCGCCGCGCAGGATGGCGGCTTCCTCTGCGTCCTCGGCCAGTCTTCGGCGGGTCACGCTGTCGAGCTGAAGCGCTCGCAATACGCGTGGCTCTTCGATAATCTTAGACAGTTGATCATCCGACAGATCGTCGACCGGGATAGGCGCTGCGCGGTTCAGGTTGTACGTCGGCCCGTATACCCCCCTCACGATCTTCTTCAGCGCGGCGCTGTTGGCCGATACGTCAGACGTGAGGTCGAAGTTCTGCAGCACCGCCCGGGACGCGGGATGGATGGTGAGGTTCTGCGCGGCCGCCGCAGTGCCCGGTAGTGCGGTGGCTAACGCGCTCCACTGGCGAGGCGGGGGCTGGTTTATAAGAGGACGACCAAGCGGGTCGGTAATCTCGCGGAACGGCTCAGCTACACCCGGAGTTTCAGGAGCGGTGCTCCCAGAAAACGCGTCGAAGTCGAACTCCTTGTTAACAGGAGGAGGGGCTGCAGCGGCGGGGGCTACAGTGGCTTCAATAGGATCCGTCCCAACGGTTGTGTCAGTACTCTGGTCAGGAGCTGGTCGTCCGGAAAAAGCCTCAAAGTCAAAGCTCGCCATTATTGAGAAGCCCACACTTCAAGTAAATTTCTCACAGTGAAACCACCTACCTTACCAGTTTGAAGCTCTTTTATAGCGGCAGCTACATTGTCTTCGTTCAGGCTTTGTTTCTTTCCTTTTACTACAAAATGCTCGATAAAAGCGGGAGGAAACCCGGCGTCGGTTGCAAGATTTTCAATCCTTGTCTGTGTTTCAGCGGCCTTGCGCAGCTCGGGCAATGTCTGCACTCTCAGGTGTTTGGCCAGATTATTGAGGGTGTACTCAGTGCCGGCGTCGGACATCTCCTCGCGCGCCTTAACGATCTGGTCTGGAGTCTTGTCGAATAGCAGTGCAACCGCCCTAGTATTGCCGTCTTTGTCGCTGAGGACGGCAGCGTAGGGGTCAAATCCCTCGTCTAGCTTGGCCTGCTCTATCGCGGCGTTTACCGTATAAATGTCATTAAGTATAACGCGTTCTAGCGTGCGCACTTTGATCAAAGCCTCGACGACTGCCTTGCGGACATCGGCCGGGTCCACCGGCTTTCCGGCTGCAATGGCCGCTTTCTCAACGCGAGAGACAGCCTCGGTAAGCCTGACACCGTACTTGGTGGTTGCGGAGCGCGCCTCGGCAGTCGTGTAACCAAGATAGTTCCGCATAATCGTGGTCGGCGTTGTGGGGTTCTTCGCCTCGCGCTTGCTGATTGCTGCCTCGGCAATGGCCGCCTGCTTGGTCAGGTCTTCGTATGTGCCAACGTCGAAGTACGGCTTGAGCTTGCCGCTGCGGATAAGAGCCAGCGCCTGAGGCTGGTTAGTCTGGAACAGGCTAATCAGTTGTTTTTCCAAACCGGGCAAGTTGGACGCGCCGCCTCCAGCAGAAATATGCGCCTGCTCCTCGGCCGTCTTGGCCTTAGCAGCCGCAGCTGCTCGCTGCGTTGCTCCGGTGGCGAGGCCTCTCGTTAGTGTAGGGTTCACCCTAAGATAGTCGGGTACTTGCGCCAATAACTGCGGTGTAACATTTTGATTAATTATTGCTTGAATAAGAACCTCGCCCTGAGCACGGACCTTCTCGTTCAAGACCGCTGTCTGCGCGCTGCTGTATATCGAGAACTCCGAGGCGAGCCGGGCGCGCTTCGCCGGGTCAGCCTCCTGAGATATCTTGAGCTGCATATCCGCCAAGGTCGGGTCCGTCCCGTCCGGCTTGACCATAGAGTTACGAAGCGCGGAGAAATCTTTCCCCGCCTGTATCTTTTCGCGGAACGGCAAAATCTTCGCCTGCATGGCAGCTAGTGTCTTTGTGCCGGTGCCTGTGGCCGCCGCTTTCTCCACTAGCGTTGAAGCCTGATCGAGCTTGCCCTTGCTCAACAACTCGGTGACGATGCCGTCGACCACCTGCATCTTCGCTTCTTTAACCATAAGGTCCACGCGAGCCTTGACCTTAGGGTCGGTGGACGTTGGGTCGTTGCCGGCCTGTTTAGCGAGTCCTATGTCCGGGTCCAGCACCAGCCGCTCAGCCGAAGCCAATGCTTGGTTATAACCTTTGGCGCGAGCTACCGGATCCTCGTCGGAGGAAGCCGTGACCGCGCTGGTGACGGCGTTGGCCATAGCGGTGGTAGTCGTCTGCTCCATGACGACCTTCTTGGCGGCCGTCTCCTGCCCGGAGACAAACGCTCCAAAGTCGGTTGCGGCATTAGCGGAGAATATCTCGTTAACTTCTGCGCTGCTGCTCAACCGCATGTTATATTTGCCGACAATAGCCGACACGCCGCTCTTAAATTCTTTGGCGGCACCCTGACCAGACGATCCCTTCTGGATATAGTCTAGCTGCTTTTGCCCGGACAGCGCGTTGATCGCGGCCTTCTGGGAGGCAGCGAAAGCATTGATCTCGGCCTCCATCTTCTGCTGGTCGACCTTGTCGTCTGTTTTCGCCTGCGCGGTGAAATCCGCGCTGAGCTGGCCAAGGCCTTGGGCAGCTTGCTGCAGGGCGCGGCCCTGCGCCGCGCCGAACATGTCGGCGCTGGTCTGCAACCTCTGGAAGGGCTGAGCTACGACACGGCTTTGGACAGACCCGACAGCCTGTCCTGGCAGAGCAGGGGTAGGAATCCTCGCCATTAAACCTCTCCAGCCTTCCTTGTCAAAAGCCCTTTACAGAAAATTAGAATCACTGAAAGCCTGCTTTTATCCTGTTGATACTAAACTTATTTGGATCACCACCAATCGGCATCCTTTCCAGCGGATGCCACCTTACCCGCACCGCTTAGTAGAGCGCCGGCGGCAGCGAAACCTGGAGACTGGTTGGATGCCTCCAGCCCAAACAAACTTGACTGGGCTTGAAAATTACTTCCTTGAATCTCAGCAGCTCGGGCCTCTTGTTCATAATTGTCGCGCAGCTTCAGTATATCATACTCTCCTGATTCAGCGATATCCTGGAGGAATAAAGCGGAAGTCGCGTCGACGTCGTCGTCCACCAAAAGACCGCTTGCCGCCAAGCGGGCGGTGGCAGCGCCTTTGGTGAGCCTTAGTCTTTCGCGCTGCTCTTCTTCAGCAACTTCTGCCTGCTGCCGAATTCGCGTGGCATTTTGCTGTGCGATTATAGCGTTGTTCGCGGCAACCTGCTGCTGGAATTTAGCCTGGTTCTTAGCGGCCTGCGCCTGTTGTTGAGCGCTAGCTACACCTACTGCCGTGCTGGCTACGGCAGCTATAGCGGTGATTGTTGTTGCGGAAGACATAACTACTCACCCGTTATAGTAATGAGGTTGCTTCCCTGACCGGATCGCGAAACAAGGAGATCCACCTCGTCAGTTAGCTCTTCCTCTGCCTCGGATATAGTTTTTGCGGATGTACAAAATATCATACTTATGTCCGTATCCATATGGGAAACAAAAGCCTGCTTTCTGCCGGCGCTGGCAGGGACTACACCATAACCTATCAGCTCAGCGTGCCCGTCTCCCAGGTAAACCGTAACGTGTCCGCTGATAATCAATAGGGTGGGGACCTTCACTAAAGTCCCCGTCAAGATGTGCTGCGCAGGCATGCGGATAGTACGTGAATACATACCCCCATGAATAACGTGCCTGGTCTCCAACTCAAACTGAGGGGCCTCCCGGATTATGGCCTCCAGCTTGCGCACGTTATCCACGGCGTGCTGGCTCATAGCAGAGATGCGGGGAGAACTATCTCGTAAGACGTTCACTGCAGCTCCTTAAAGAAAACGGTATTGCTGGGAGCGTAGCCTACACCCACAGCAACAGATTCAAGACGGCTACCTGTGGGCGCGCTCATAAGCATGCCAACAGCGCCGCGCTCTGTTGCTAAGTATTCAGCAGTTTTTAGTAAACGCAGGCCCGCCCCTGTTTTTCTGTGCTTTGGTGAAACAAAGAAACTCTCACTGCTGGCTATAGGCAGAGTGTATTTTGGTAAAATAGTAATCATCAAAGAGAGGAAGCCCAATAGCTGGTCGCCATTATAAGCGGCCAATATATTTATTAGACCGTTGCTCTCCAGCTCTCGGTATGAAGTCTCACAAAAATTGGCCGGCAGACCCCCAAGAGCGCACTCCTGCTCGTACTCCCGCAGCATGTCAGAAAATGACGGGTGGCTGCACAAGTCATCGAGTGTAACGCACCGGATGTCCATCAATCGCCTCCGGGGATTACTTCTGGGATGACCGCTAGCAAGTTCATAGGCAAGGGGTCTCGCTGCTGTACAATGATCTGGCCGTCTTTATTCCAGCTAGGAGACATGGTCAGATCCTTGTCTCCAGTAATCCAGTTGGCGTTCTGACCCCACTGCGCAGGCAAACCATATTTGATTTCGCGTATATGATCTTCGTCGGGGCCGTACCACCCGCCTAAAGAACGCTCAAAGCGCAGAGTAAGTCGGCTGATCTTTTTGTTTCTACCTTGGACCGTATCTGACACATTACCGCCATCAATGCGGAGGGTCTGCACCTCAGCCGTATAGGGCAAACCTACATGAACCCGGCTAGCCTTATTCTGTAGCGTGATAGCACCATTAGAAACGGTAAGGTCGCGCTCAACGTAACCATTACCTAAAGCCACGACAGACTGGCCCTCCAGGTGCCACAATCCTGATATCGAGTTTACCGCTTCTCGAACTTGTCCTCGGCTGTGGTAAACTTTAAAGGACGATCCATCGACGTTTGCCCCATTGTTCTGCAGCTCAAAAGTGGTGCTGGTCACATTGGCCACAGTATACCCAGAACCCTCCAGCTCGGTGTCTAGGACCCACCCTCGTGTGGTGGTGTTATCCACAACCCTAATACCTGTGATGTCTACCGTGTCGCCGTTGGTTAAATTGTGCGGTGATGCGGTTGTGACAACAACTGGGTTAGCGTTAGTGAATCCTGAAATATCCACAGGATTATCCAGGGTCAGACCGCTATCTACAAAGAAACTATCTTGGATATCCGTAAAGTCTCGGGTGGACATCCGCTCAACGTGCTTGAGGGTAGAGCCGTTAAGCGTGCGCTCCACTATAAAGTAGGAGAAGTCGTCATCCCCCTCCCGGATAGAGGCAACCGATTTAAAGTCGCCTTGTGTAGTGTGTCGAGCCCAGCCAAAAACATTTTGCTCCCTGGAGTATGTTAGGGATAAGCAGATGCCGTCGTCGCGAACGCACCATATAAGATTGTGGGGGGCTTGAGCAAAAGACCAATCTAAAACCGTGTTGTAGTCAAATAAATGGCGGGCGAGGATAGATAGATCATTTCCTGTGTAACTATCACTTTCGTACTTGTATCCCAGGTCTCGAACCGATTGTCCCGTCTGCATATAAATTACAATATCGCCCGCCACAATCGGCGTCAGTATGGTAGAGCCGTAGTAAGATTGCGGCTTAATTTGGATTCCACTAGGGGTAATAACACCGTCAACGCCTTGAACCAGCCACTCGCCCCCGGACGTTAATATCACCAAATCAGACAAAGACACAAAGTGCCGGATTTCGTTGACCTGCTGTGAGGCCAGGGTCACTGTAATTGCGTCGTCGTCCTTTTGTGGGCTGGAGAACGACATGTTGCTGATGTTCCCCGTTTGCGACATAAAGAATTTTTGTGTGGCGTTGTTGGTGTTTGCAAATATTCGGCGTTGCTGGTGGTAGCCAACAGTCGACGGGTAGTCGCCTACCGCGTTAAAAGGATTGCGAGCCTTGGGAGGCGTGTCTGCGCTGTTCGGGTCTATATTGTCGTCATTAAACGAAGTGCCCTCTGCGCGGCCCACAAATCCATACAGGCCGTTTTTCTCGCGGTATATGTTGTAAGTTCCAGCTCCGGCAGCCGCGACCCACGTAACCGTGTTATCCCAAGCGGCGTCCTTACTGGTAGAGCTGCTCCCGGTGGCCGGTAAACTCTCCTCAAGCGTCTCCTCGTTCACCGCCGTGACGGCGTATGTAAAGGTAGTGCTGCCCCCGGAAGCGCTTACAGATACCCCGGTAGGGGCTGCCTGGGACGGGGCAAAGGTTATAGTGGATAGCGTCCAGGCGTCGTGATCTGTGCGTGTAAGGTCTCTCGGCTCGTAGGTGGGGTGCGTGATAGTCATCACATCAGCCGACTGCACGTAATCCAAGTCGAAGATATCGGCAGCGACATATGGTGTGGCCAGCTCGAATATTTTATCTGCCGTGCCTCCTGATGTGTACGCAGAATAGCCCGTGCCGTTGGTAGAAGATCCGGCGCTGTTGCTCAGGCTAAAGGTCGTGGAGGTTAGTGAGGTGATATTAAAGGTACGGCCGTTGAGCTGAGTCATACCGGATACGCCAGATATATAGACGCTTTCGTTAGTAGACAGGCCGTGTGGTGTCGAAGTCGTTATTACAACGGGGTTAGCGGTTGTTGCCCCTGTAATAGTCAAGGACACCGAGGTGTCCAACACCTGACCCCCGTCCTTAAAAACCCTAATATACTGGTCGCCGAACTCTAGGATGTATGTCTGGGTTGTATTAAACTCAAAGGGTATCAGACGGGTAATCCCTGTACCTTTTGTCTCAGCAATAAATTTTAAGCCAGACCGATTGGTTAGGCCGCCGTGAACTTGAGGAAAGAAGTTCTCACATTTATAGACCGAGGTTTTATATTTATCGATGTCGACCCGAGCAGCGATGGCATCGGATACCTCGCCGCCGGACATATTGGGCTGGATTACTTTGACCATCAGACGCGCGCCCGGATCCACTCAGCGTCTGGGATAGCCTCCTCTACGCCCTCGTTGCTGTCGGTCTCCCACGCGCTGTTCAACACGGCCTGCGCCTGCTGGTACAAATCAGAGGCAATCGACCGCTCCCCTATCAGAGGCATCACCAGACGGGCAGCCAATACATAGGAAAGTGCCATTACGAACTCAGGGTCATAGTCCGTCGTATCCTCCACCCGCATGGTGTAATAAATTTCAGGGGTTTCGAGATCACACATCAAAACCCGTTTGCTGGAAGCATTACGGGCAACCTCGAATTTCACCTTTGGCTGGTCTTTTCCCAGGGGGTTCACAATACCCAGTATCCGAAGACAATCGGTGGGGTACAAAAACATGTAAGTCCAGTGACCAGGAACGGTGCCAGAAAGCGCAGCTGGATTAGTGTACTTTGTAGCAAAGGCCCAGGGGTGCTGGCGCAGCAAGGCATCTCGCGTGTCGTCAAACAGCAGGTTGACCTGCTCAGCCTCGGGAGTGGCCTCGGTGATATCGCTGATATCGTACCTATCCCCGATATGCTGCAGGGCCAGCTTTGCGATTTGGACCTTGCTTGCCATGGGTTAATCCTCGGTTTGAGCAGCCCTCCCCCGCGTAGATTCTCGCGGAGGTTTATTGTCCCGGAGAGGACGATCATACGCTTTTCCGTCTATTTTAGCGATATCGAATTTCGGAAGCACAACACTGTCGGAAATAGTGTATTCCTCGCCTTTGCGATATCGCTTACTCCCGTCAAAGAAATCTTCTCTAAATACTACCTGCGGCATAGCTTATCTCCTCTGCTGTATACCAATTAAAGGTGAGGGGGGCTCGGCTAAGAGCCCCCCTCCTACGGCTATCAGTTAGCCGCATCCGGGTATGCCTTCCAGCCCTTTGGATCGAGGGTCAGGAACGCATTGATCTTACCGGCAGTAAGAGCGGCGGTGCCGACGTTCTGCTGGATGCCCAGGTACCGCTCGTAAGCGATAGAGCCTTCCAGAGGAACCGCAACGACGATCTCGTAACCGGCAACCAGAGACGCTTTCGGGATGGCGGCGCTGGCATAGTGAAGCGTCTCCGTACCGTTCGCCGCAAGGGTCGCGGTACCATCAGAGACAAGCTGGAACGACACGGTGGCCGAACCCGCCGAAGTGACAGCCGTATCCACCTGGATGACCAGGTAAAGGTGCTGGCCGTTGCCAAGATCCTGCGGCGTAGCGCCGAGGTCAATGACATCGCCGACGGCCGCGAGGCCCGTCCCGGCGGTGCTGAGCGCGGTGGCATCCGCAAACTCAAGTTTCTCGTCCATAATCATGGCGGTAGTTCCTTCCTTCTAAGGTTAGGATACGGTGGCTTCGTTGGTGCGCAGGGCATCGCAACGGCGGATCGGAATACCGCCCCACGAGGTCTGCATCGTGCCGCCAACCATGTCAACAGACAGGGTCGAGTTCTGCACCGCGTTCGAGGTCTGACGACGCAAGAACGACATGACCTGCTTGTCCATGTACCACGCGCAACGACCAGCCGAAGTGCTCGGCAGTTCCGTCCACGCTTGGTGCATCAGATCATTCAGGTCAGCACCCGTCGAGATGTCCGAAGTCAACAGCGAGCGATCAATGTTGGCGATGCGCACGAGGTAGCGCCAGTCGCGAACCGACAGGCCCACATCCCAGCGATAGTGTGTGCGGTACGCCTGCATGCGTCCGTTGTTGCCGTCGGCGTTCTCGATGGTGACTTCACCAAGGTCACGCTGCTGGATACCAGCTTTAGACCCTTTAGGAATAATACCATGACAGGTATTAGGCCCCCAGCAAATCAACCAAATAGAAGCATTGTCAGAGCCTGACCCGCCACCACTGACGATGTTATCGCCGTTCTCAGCCGACAGGCTGTTGTAGCGAGCAGCAAGGCCGGTGAACTCTTCCGGCGCAGTGCTTTCATCACCGTAGAACAAGGTGGAGGCGAACTCCTGATTCATGCCCTCGATGTGCGGACGGTCTTCCTGAAGACGGAAAGCGGCAGGGTTGCCGGCCATATCGACCAGCGCCTTGTCCACTTCCGAGTAGTCTTCCATCATGCCCGTGTTGTCAGTGACTTGCACCGCACGGCTCTTCGTCGGCTGGACGCCGCCGTAGAGTTTGCGCCACGTCGGGGTCGGAAGACCCGAACGGATCGAGGTGCGGTGACCGGTCGTCAGATTGCCCTCAAGGAAGGTCATGTCCATGAGGATTTCGTTCGTGGCGTTGAGGATCTCCACAACATCCGCGATGGACCCGTCGGGATCGGTGACCTTTGCGAGATCAGCGAGCGTCGGGTTAGAGGTGCCGAGGACTGCCATAATTAGCTCCTTTACTCAGCGGGGTTGAACATAGTGGGGTACATTTTCTGTAAACTATCCGCACCTTCGACCTTACTGTCTCCGGTGATTAGAGAGTTTTCAGAGATGGCTTTCCCCACCCTATAAAATAGGCGGATGACTTCGGGATGATTACCGAGACCGAGCCCGTCAGGGTTATCGGCCGACGGGGTATCGATTAGCTTTGCCAACTCTGGGCTGGCAAAGGTATCCATAGCCCGTTTAGCCAAGCCAAGGTTCTCCGGTAGCTTTTCACCACCGAGTTCCTTGTCCACCTTAGTAGCGTCGGCCCAAGACGATACGCGCTCGCCGTAGGCCTCCGACATCGCTTTCTGCGCGTTCAAGGAACGCTCGATGTCGAATTCGATGAGTTTCTGAAACTGCTCCTGGGAAAGGCCAAGGTCGTAGGCGCGCTCGCCGAAGACCTCAAGTTTCTCAGGATCAATCTCTACCCCATCTGGTGGCGTGAACTCATACTCCTCCGGTGCCCCGGTGGATTCGCTCTCGCCTTCTCCGTCACCCTCGTCACCCGACAGCAGGGTCTTGGATTCCTTCTCGCCGCTCTCCTCAGCGGCTGCTGGTTCCTCAGTAGTTTCCTCAACAGGCTCCTCGACCTGGTCCTCAACTACTACGACTTCTTCTTCAGCCATGTTCTCCTCCATTGGCTAGTTCAATATGTAGATGCCGGAAAAACTGGCCGACACTGGGTTGTTGTTGCCGCTGCTAAATGCGCGGCACTCGATGTCCGTCTTTTCCGGTAGCGCGATTGGTATAGTCAGGTCGGTGACGTAAGTGCCGCTTTGCAGCACGTTAATGAACAGCGTCCTGAATACCCCGCCGAACTCTCGCACCCTCAGCTTCGTGGTCAGATAGGTGTTAGCCAGCGATACAGCAGCCGTGAAGTCCACCTGAGAGAGGTAGAAGGTGTAGCCTGCCGGAACGGTCCAAAGCGCCAACTGCGTCTGGTTGTCGGTGCCTAAATTGGCGAGGATGTTTCCGGTCGGGATAAACGAACCGTCTAGCCCGGCACCATTGGCGATATAAGTAGTTCCTGCAGCCGTACCTAAGCTGCCCGCAGTAAGGGCGTAGGACCGGTACACCCTGATGTAAGCGTTGGCCGTAAGGGTCTGCACTCGACCCGTCATCAAAAAGTCTTCGGAGACCTCGTTGTAGTTCGCGTCCAAGCCGAATATGCGTATAGACCGAACGCCCGTACCGCCGGCCGTGTCGTTGACGGAAGTGCTGTTGACATACATTCGAGCGGCAGTGGTGGGGTACACATAGATACCGCCGTTTTCGCACACCGTCTCCTCGGCACCGTTGATGTCGGGGTTAAAGCCAAATTTATAAATAAACTTCGTGCCAGTCACTAATCCGTCAGCAATGGCCGCGTTGGATAGATTATCAGATACCGGGAGGGGAGCCGCCGGGGCAGCGTTGACAAACGTCCCGTCGCGCCGTTCGTGCAGACCGACCCGAGCGTATCGGTTTAGGTTGAACGGTCCCGGCTCCGTGCTGGGCGGATAGATGTGTGTTGGGTTAACCATCGAAGTGGTTTTCCTCCAACATCTTCAGATATGCATTCGGGTTGTTAGCCCTGAGCTGCTCGTGGATCACCCGCCCAATCGATCTAGCGCCTTCGTTAAAAGCCGTCGCGTCAAAACTATTGGGGACATAACTCTGAGAGGCCATGTGACCCGACTCAAAAATCAGGCGGTACAACCAGCGGCGGCCCCTGGGCTGAGAGGTAATGAAGTCCATATCCTTCTCGGCGTCGTTCTCAGCCTTCTGAGCATCGGATATATCTTTGGGGTCACTGGCGTCATACGTCATACAACACTGGCTCCGGTACCCAGAAGGTCAGTGAGTGCATTGGGATTTTGCGTGTCGGTCTCAGATAGCACCTTAGCTGACTGAGCCAGCTTTGCTCCTTCCTCGCGCTGGTGAACAGCCAGTTCAGCTTGTTTTCTCTGCTCCCGAACTTCCGTGACAGCGTCCTGAGACATA